GTTTGTTTTTGTCTTTACTTTCATCCAGATTCTGTTCAATGGTGCAGAAACACTTACCGAAAGCTGTTGATAATCGCATAAAGATTCTCCTCATTACAAGGCAATCGCAAGCGGGGCGGCACGAGCACCCAAGGCCATTATCTGGCCAGAGTTGCTCATGATCGATCCGCCGTACCTGGTCATTGCCTGGTAGTACGAGGCAGATTTCTTTAAAGCGTTTCCAATAGCATCCTTGTGTTTCCACGCCCAGCCAGCAGCAGATGAAACCCAATGAGCTGCAGCTTGCAAAGCTGAGTCATGGGCAACCGGATTATGGTTAATCACTTGCGTGTGGCTTGGTACCATCAAAGAATGGTCAAGTGCCGGCATCGGAGTATCTCCGAAGATACCGGCATGGTGATTGGGATATGACGAGGTGATGTTAAAGTCCTTGTTGGACGTTTCTCTCTCGACAAATCCTTGTTTCCCGTCAGTTTCAGCGATTACGCAGAACCGGGCAATGATATTCCTCTGTGCACTGAAATACACATTGAGGATGGTGTAGGCATCACCTTCGAACTCAAGAGCCTGACGGCGCATGGGTTCGTAGAGGATGGTGCCGTGACCAACATTGCGCGATAAGCGTTCGCTTTTGCTAACCACTTCCTCAGCAAAACCGGGCAGATATGCAATGTTTTCCTGGGAATACGTGATAACACCCTCGAGAGAATCAAGCTGACCAACATCTTCAAAAGCAATTCCTGCAGCGACTAGACGTAATCCAATTTCCGAAGTCTCGATTATGGTATCGGTCCACCCACTAGGGGTTTTGTACTTAAATTGAATTTTATAATCGCCTGTGGGTTCATCGGTTGATTTATAAACCTTAATTTGAAGTTGTTGGACATCGTCAATCACCATTTCCTTGGCAAGCTTTGAAACGTGTGCTTCAAGGAACGAATCAGGGATGGGGACCGCTGGAGAGGCAAATGGGTTGGCCAAGGCCGCCATGTACCTAGCTTGAGCAGCGTGTCCAGTATTGATAAAATCAATACCTTTGTTGGGGGAAGATACGGCTCCCCCGGTCCTAGCATTATTCTTATTTTTCATGTTACTCATTTTAACACAAAAGCGACAGCTGTCTAACTGCAGCCAATAGATCTTTTTCAACAAGTTCTTCAAATTCAATTACGACTATGGGCTCGAGTGAAAAGGCTTCACAGTAGCTGAGAAGACTATCTTGTGAGTAACCACCAGGAAGAACTGGTACTTTCTCATAGTCTCCTTGCTTCATCCAATAAGCTAAACCGCCTTGCAATTCCCCTTCTAGTCGTTCGTTTCCCTGACGACTCAGAACACTGTAAAAGGTTCCAACTAGAGGGCAATCTGCGTACAAGGACAGTCCGCAAAATCCAACATCCCTAAGGTAGTTGTAATATTTTGCTACGCCTCTGGACGAAATGGCAATCATATCTTTGAACACACTCGTTGGCTTACGTACCATCATCCACCCTCGATCCAATCGAACGGGTTTCATCTGGCAAAATTCAATATGCTCAACACGGTATACGGGCTCTTCAGCAACCATGTTGAATCCATAAGCAACAAAGAATAAATCAAATCCATCAAGAAATCTTGGCAGTTCTGAAAGCTCCATTATTGCAACAGAATCATCTCCATTGTTGACTAACTTGAAATTCAACCCTAAGGTCTCTTTCCAATGCAACAACACAGATGTCATTAGAATCACGTTTCCAACAGAAGTGTTCATATCACCTGACATCCTGCCAGCTGTCTTATACTCGAAGTCGAAAATGTCTC